TTAGCAAAGAAACTGCAGGGTTCTAGGTCAGCGTTCAGGCCCAGCTTCTGCTCGACGATCTTCTCACCCGTCTTGCGGTTCAAAGAATCCAGTGCCGACTTTATGTAATCAAACTTCTCAGGGATAGGAGTACCTTTACCTATATAGTCCTCACAAGCCTTGTGGAAATTTGTACCGTAGAGCATGGCCTCAGTCTCTTTGAACGGGTACTGCTTCAGCACTTTCTCATAGTAAAACTGCTTGGGGCATTGCTCGAATGCTTTGATCCGACTAAACGACCACGGTGCTGCCTTACTCATTCACATTCTCCATATGATTTCCCAAAACCGCTCTCGCAATTAACAGGTAGGCCCTCGGCCCAGTCAGGTGTCCACCGCATATTGGCCTCCACAAACGCGCGCGTTTCGTGTACCTCATCGTCGGGCACACAGCATAGAATACTGTCGTGGACTGTCAACACTACCTTGTATTTCTTGTTAATACGTAGCATTTGTTCGCCTATTATACAACGGGCTATAGCTTGGCACACATTCTCTATGACCTTGCCACCATATATTTTCTTACGTCCCCTGCGCGTTTTGTAGCTGTACTCGAACCCACCATCAGACCACTCTCCGTACAAGTCAGGGTAAAAAATACTCAGCCCACTCGGCACAATAATAGCGTTGTTCGTAGCGTCTACTGAAATGACACCCCTCTTACCGAATGACATGGGTCTGCCCTTGGCAAGGTTCTTGACCATGTTGTTGGCCTCTTTCCATACATCGCTGATTTTGGAGTTGGCCTCTCGATAAATGGTTATGATCCTTTGTGCCTCTTCGAGTGACACCTCGTACCCAAACTCCTTCAGCTGTGCTTGGAACTTGACCGCGCCCATACCGTACCCTGCACCGAGAATTGTGGACTTGCCAACGAACCGCTGATCCTTGGTAACCTCGGCTTCGGCCCAGTTGTATATACGTGCGGCCATCTTGACGTAAACATCCTCGCCTCGGGTAAACGCGGCGGTAAGATCATCTTGCCCTGCGAACCATGCCAGCACCCGTGCCTCGATTTGGGAGGAGTCGGCTTCGACAATGCTATAGCCTTCGGGAGCGACGATAGCTTTCTTCAGCTTCTTACCATTACGCCCACGGCTAGGTAGGTTTTGTAAGTTGATCTTGTCCGAACCACCCCACCTACCAGTGTGTGCTGCATAGTACCTTACTGGTACCGGGAGTAATCCACGTTTAGATATACCTATAAACCTCTCTGTGCGTGTTTCCTCTAGGGTGGACTTGTTCCCGAGACGTGCCGCTACTAAAGATTGTACTAGATCATCGTTATGTTCCTGCAGCGCCTTAAAATCTTGGTCGCTCTTAGCAAAGGCGTACGTCTCCTTACCTGTTGTCGGGCTGATCTTCATCGGCGGCTCTACACCAAGCTCTCGTAGCATGGTGGCAAACTTGAGGTTAGACATAAGCTCTTTCTTATCCGTCACCCCCGCATCCCGCATGAGTTTGTATTTGCGTTCCCGTGTATCTTCGAGGTGCTGCTCCAATAGGCCAAGGTCTAGATCAAGCACGGGGTCAATAAACATACGCAGGGTCACGTCTATCAGCTTGAGTTCCTGTCGGGGAAACTTAGCGCCCATGATCTTGAACAGCTTGTACGTTAGCTCAACATCTTGGATGCAGTACTCCCCGTACTTCTTAGCTTCTTCTTCAGTGAAATCGGCTGGCCTTTTACCCTTGGCGGCAAGTACCTCAAACCCCTTCTTGCCAATATCATAGCGTTCAGACAAGGCTCTAAGGGACGCAGGTTGATCCACTCCGTGCAAAGCTCTACCCATGCACATCGTATCGAGCCACAACTTAGGCTTGACGTTGTAACGCCAGCTTAGAATAGCCCCGTCGAACATAGTGTTCTGCGCTAGGATAGCACTGTCAGAGAAGTCTACGTAGGATAACAGACGTCCAATCAATGCAGGGTCGTTTGTGTAATTCGTCTTCTTGTCGTTCTTCTTTATGGCGAGACCGATCACCTCGAAGCGTGGGTCGCGCACGTACGCCTCTGTTGTCAGCTTAGACAAGGAGTACTCCTGATCGTAGTACGTCTCGAAGTCGAGTGTATATACGTCCATCACCCTTTACCTCCCTGCTCATAGTATGCCTCTACCAAGAGGTCGATTAGGTACTCTGCCATATTGTTGTACCCGTTGTTAAGAGTATGCTCGGCAGCGAACACCCATACCTCAGGGGAAGAGTTCGCTATTAAAGCCGTACCCATGCTACCTGTCGTAATGTTATACCGGCGTTTGAGACCTTCTAGGTTTGTTACCTGTGGCTTTTCTCTACCCACAAACAAATCCGAACGCCTGATAGCAGACGCGACTTGTGGGTACGTGCCGTTGATGGTTCGTATTATTTCAGGGATATCCATCCCAGCCCCATACAACCCTACTATTTTATTCGTTATAGATTTTTTTACTCCTGACATGCGGTCGCGCTCCCCTTTAACCTATCATCTTCGCCTATGTTGCGCCGCTGATATGCCATAAGGAACCCAAGGCAGCATGCAGCGTGTGCTAGATGCGAGTAGCCCGTCTCGGGGTCGTTATCCTCGCCCCGCCACCAAGCCCACATGTGCCGCATCAAAGCGCTGAAATACCGGCCCCACGATGCACCCTGCGCCCAGTTGTTGTCGCTGTATTTTTTAGCCCCGAACGCAAGCACTTGCGCTGTCTCTTCAAGCAGTTCTGGTGGTAGCAAATCATACCGAGCCTTGTCGTCATCAGACTTTGTAAAAATAGCCTTGCCACCATACAAGTACTCGTCCATTTTTATTTCTTCTCTCCAGTTAGGTGAGGATATGGTTGCAAAAACCCGTTCGACATACTGCACGTCCGTACTCGTTGCCTTAGCTACTTGGCTAGAACTTGCCTTGCGGTTAGCAAGTATGTACGTCCACACACGTTCTTCTTTCTTGGTCATATCTTATATCCTTCTTTGCGGCGACTACTTATAAACTTAGTTAAGTCTTCTTTGGCTCTCCAATATTGGTTCTTAGCATCCAGAGGCGCATCCCTCCTAAGTTGCGCCTCCATCCAGAAATCTACTTGCTGGGTTAGGAATTTACGTTCTGCTTCATGGGCGGGTGACATTTTGCCAGAAAGAGATTGCTCCATCACAGCGAGAACCAAGTTGTTTCCCGTGCCCACAGAACGAATGAGGCTTTCTCCTGAGTCCCCTTAGCAAACACCTGCGCTTTGGCGATCTCCCCTGCGTTGTGCATGCGGCTAAGTGCTAACTGCATCTCCCCCTCACTAACGTCCATTTCCACTGCTAGTGTCGAAGCAGTACTGGCAAATTGGTTAGACTCAATATCGAACATCTCTACTATACGATCTTCTAGCTTGGCGATATGCACACGGGCGGTAGGTTCTTCCCCCGCATCGTCTTCACTAGCTTGCATGACCAATTCGCCGACTAGCGCCCCTGCATCATCCATAGACATACCTATAGCCTGCCATGGTGTGCTGGGTCTGTTAGGGTTAGGTGCAAGAACTAGTTTACGTACGGTATCAATCCTGAGGTCAAACTTCTTCATAAACGCTGCGTTAATAAAAACTTCTTCCCCGAGGTCGGCACGTATCCCAAAACCGGTATGCGTTGCTAGTTGGCTTTTGATGTAAACATCACAAGTATTTTTTGCTATAGTATCCATATCTAGTATCCTTATTTTTGTTTGTGTATTGAAGCGCGGACGCGTTGGCGTTCCACACGGGATTCAAATTCTAACACGGTGGCTGTGTCGTGCATGTTCGTTTCATTTACGACCCAATCGCAGCCTCCTGCAGCGTGGATGTCTGCTAAGTTCTTCTGCTGCAGTGCAGTGGTCTTACCCTTCCCCGCCTTACATTCGATACCGAAGAACACTCCTTTGTAGCATGCGACTATGTCAGGTACGCCGCTCCGCCCAAAACCACCTGTGGCAGGGTAGAAGTAGTACGCCCCCAGCGTCTTTAGGTAGTGGGCCACTACCTTTTTAACTTTAGCTTCTGGTGTCATCGCCATTAATTTTCTCCTTTGTTGTAGTAACTGGCCTCGGTAGTTTGGTGTTGTTAACTCGCCGAAAAATGCGCGGCGATTAAACGGCGAATTAAACGGCGAATTAAAGGTAGTGGGTCACTACGGTCGGTGGTATACCCAATACGTTGATCTATCTATTCTACGCCCCACCCCAGCCACATCTTGCAGTGGCCTTACGGTTGGGTCGGTTATCATTAGGACAGCAATACGTTCCTGTATCCAGAGGGGGGTCTCATTCATACTGTCGTAGGTGCCAATATCATTGTGATCGACAAGAAATTCTACGTCAAAACACATTACCTCTACCTTGTTAGTCACGGGGTCTATTGCAACGCGGTAGGTTCCACTCATCCCCATACTACGATCCAGACTTTATGTAGAACATATTACCGGAAGCCCGATACCCTACACCAACCACATACTGACCTACGTCAACCATCGACAGCACAGAGATCGCGCCCTTGATGTGTTCAGGTAGTTCTTCCTGATCGTAACAAAAATGTTGTGTCAGGTCTTGGCTGGCCCCGTATCTCGCCACCTTGTTGTACCCGCGAAAAAACTGCCTCCCTCCTACACTTTGGTACGCTTCGATAAACATATGATCTGTGTCAAGGAGGCCCTTGCTCTCCTCCCACTCGTCTTTCTCGGCGAACGTCTTGTGTAGCGTTTCTTCAAGCTCCTTGTCAATAAAGACGTAGTCCGTCTGTAATAGGTGCTTGAGTTCTAGCTGCAGCGCGTTAGGAGGTACGTCTTTGTACGTGGATGTACTAAAGAATCCAGTACGCAGGGGGCTTGATAATGCTACCAAATTGGCACCCATCGACGAGGATACCTCGCTTAGTTTCGTTCTAAAATCCCGATGCACTTGTCTAATGACCTGCTCTAGATTTAGCGGACGTAGGTATCTCTCTGCGTTCTTAACAGCTTTGGACATGCTAAGTGCGCTCGACATATGCTCTCGAGTTCCCCAACTATACTTGCCGTTGAGTATGTTCGGTGAGAATACAGAATAGCGATCATTACCATCGCCATTATCCATGAGGTCGGCATAGGTTATCCAGCCTAGCGCATAGGTATCGTTCGGGCGGTATACCCACAAAGAATGATTTTCTTTCCGCGCCGTGCATAGGCCACGGACTTTACTCTTCAACGCGGACGCCATGTCCATCACGCCTATATTCTCGCCACCTGAGGACGTTAGTGAGTTTTTAAGTTCTGACACTAATACTAGTTCTAACATAGTTGCTCTCCAATTATTTTCTGTTTAAGAAACCTAGTTCTCTGTTGATAAATGTGTTGTATCTTGTTCGTACAGCAGCTAGCTCCTCCGTGGTCTCGACGGTCTTTACAAGGAAATCAGGGGGATAAAAACTGTAAGGGGTGCGCCTATCTATACAGTCCCTTGCAAACTGTACCCATAGGTGCAGTCGTTTAGGGTGATCTTCGTCGCGCACAATGCTGCGATACAAAGACATACATAATGGCAGCTTAGAACCATGCCAAGCTGTGTGCCCGATCATCGGGTAAGGGGCACCTTGCTCCCTGCTGTTACTTATCCACTCACTCATTTCTTGATTTAGGTTTCTGGTGTAAACCCTATCCTCTAGCATTAGCAGGGGTGACATAGTCATGCCCCATTCGAATAACTTCTGGATGTCCTCTTTGAACTTAGCCTTGGTCTTCTTGTCCACTCGCGAGGGTGCCACCTGCGTACCTGTACCCACAACATGCTCCCAGTCGTCGCTACCCTTGCGCGTGAACACAACTGCGGAGTTGTCATCGGATGCTAGGAAGAACGACTTGTCTCTGGTCATCGCTTTCAATACAGCCCTCGGCGTAGTGCGTACCTTTGCAAGGAAGTGATGAGCCGTATGTTCGTGATGGTTACGTATACCACCAAAGGAATGTACGTTCATGTACTGCTTGCCACTACCAACAGAGAACCTCATTGGACGAGGTGAGTGTCGGTCTAAAAAAGCATAGCGACTATTGTGACCTCCACTACCCCACCCGTTTCGTAGGGTTACTTGGTCTCTACCATCGCGCAGCTTGCGCCACACAATAGGTGCGTATTTCTCTAGAGCATTGGGGCCGTGGTCTATATCACTATATAGAGAGCCGAAAGGGCCAAGGCCAAAGTGCCACCCGTCTGACAGCGCGTAGCAGCTATTGCTGATCTTGATGATGCGCTCGAACTTACGGTTACGATCACCTATAGGGCGGATGTCCTTACCAGCGTTGAGCTTCCCAATCAGTGGTTTAATACGATTGTAGTGATCCACTACTTCTTTGAAGCTACTGAAATTTGAGTATGTTAGCGCCATTTTATAGTCTCCTATTGATAACTTAGTTGGTATGTTTTATGTTCTTGTAGTGGGTAGTAAATCTTAATGTCTGTGCCGTTGGGTCTGGTTGTTGAGGTCGTGCGCTACCAAATGTGCCAACACGAACTATCGCAGCTACCCACACCACTACTCATCAACATCTACCTTACCGCAACCCCTGCAGTTATCGCATTGAGTTACGTAGTCCTCCCACTCCCCGTAGTCTCTGCTAAACCCCATAGGCACGAACTTTTCGTACGTGCATTGGCCCTCGCCCTCACACTCAGGACAATCGACCTTACTCATTGTTTTTACTCCTCTGCTCTTTTAACCACTCGTAAAAGTTATCCTCGTCACCTGTTACACGATCCAGAAACCGACTGAACAACAACGTTGGACGCAGGTCTAGCCGCACAAACGATAGCGTGACTAAACTTGTTACGTCCTCGACAATAGCGACTGCCGCCACCATCAAATGTGCGGTTGCTTGCCGCCAACCTATCCAACCTACTCTCATCTCACATATCCCTTGACTTGATGTTTACAGTCTTGCCCACATCAGGCTTGGCGTTGTCGTTATCCATGACACACCACAGCACAGGCATAGTCCACTGACCCCAGCCACCGTACAGGTGTCCATCTGTCAGTACGATAGCCGCTTGCGCGTTGATGTTGTTGTCGCGGATGTAATCGGTAACGCACTCTACATTTGTGCCACCACCGCCTGCCGGCTTGGTTGATTTCACTAGGCCATCTAGTTCATGCACGTCATACTTCTCGTCACGACATACCTTTGTGTCCCAGTAGAGAAGTCGTACACGCTCAGGGTGTACAGTGTCACATATCTCTTTGACCTCGGTGAGGAACGCGGAGAGTTCTTGCTGCCCAATCGAACCCGAAGTGTCGATCGCCAATACCAGTTCCCCGACCTGTTCACTGATACCACTCGGCATGTATATTCCCGACGACAAGTATCTGCGGTTGGGTTTGCTGTACGTAGAGTAGTCGCTGCCTGCGCAGGTGGTTTGAACGAACTCACGAAGGGCTTCACGCCAGTTGATTTGTGGTTGAAGTAAATCCTCCAGCCCCAGATCACCACCACTGCCTAGCTTGCCAGCGACCAACGCGCCTTGACGTACCGCCTCGTCGATCTCCCGTGCGAGTTCTCGTACCTCTTCGGCGTCCATTTCGGATGCGCTTTCCCAATCGTGGACATCGAAGCCTTTTGGTAGTGACTCACTACCCCCACTGCCGTCGTCGCCTCCCTCTTCACGCAGCAAGTTGTACACCTGTGCGCTATCCATACCGACATACCGGCGGTCATAGCATGCATTTGCGAGTATGCCTGTCATGCTGGCGAAGTTATCTTTGTTGTCATCCACGAGCTTGATGTTGATAACGTGGTCACACGCTATGTTTGCAAGCTCTGGATTTTGGTCGTAGAGGTGCCGCCATGTGGTCAGGTGGCGATACAGTTTGTGATACACCTCGTGCAGTACTAGAAACCTAAGCTCTGCATCGTTGAGTTGCTTCACGAACTCACGCCCATAGTATTCGTCACGTCCATTAGTACATGCAGTTGGCACGGACGGGTCATCGACCACGTTGCGGTTCCCGATCATTAGTACACCTGCGAGTGCGGTATACTTCGGGTTCCCCATGATGGAGACAACGGCTTTTGTCAGCCGCTGCTCCTCTGTTAATTGGTTAGCCATAAACATTGTTGTTACCTTCCTAACATTTTGCTGAACATGCGTTCCAGCATTGACGGTTTCGGGGTTTCTTCGCTGGCCGCAGGTAGTGGCAGCGGCGCTGGAAAATCATACAGCCTCACATGGGTAGACTTCACAACCATCTGGTCGGGCAGGTCTATAGGTAGTCGTACCCTACGCTTAGTAGTGATCCCCAATTCGTACGCACGTTGAGATACTGAACCCGCTGTGCGATCTAGGGCAAGACTTATAAGAAAGGCCGTTACTCCTCCGCCGTGCATTGTCGTCAACAACTCGTCGTCGTCTTTTGTCCATCTTTTACCCATTAGTCTTCTCCTGCTTGCTGATTACTGCCACAATGACAGCGTTACGATACGTTTTCATGCTCACACCTTATCTGCGGTGTAGAGGTGGTTGTTGTTCATAGCCCACACGGTGAACTTCTTGTTAGTCATCACCATAGACTGCTTAGAATACTTGGGTGATCGCACCCCATTGGCGAACATAGCCTGTGCCTCGGTGTCGAGACGTGGCAAGTAATCCATCCAACTGTTGAGCCAGTCCTTGTCCATCGCAGCTAGAGTTCTATACACAACCATACACACTGCGGCGGCACTGCTTGGCACCTTTGCATTGGTGGGATCGTCCTTGATCGCCTGTAGTGTGGGCAGTTGGTCTGACAGTGATACGAACGCCATCAAGTCCATCGCACCACGATCACCAATCGTACCCATCAAGGCTGCGGTCAATGTCATGTCGTCGAAGTGTTCACGCCGCTTGAGTATGTCGGACGCCGCTTCGAGTGAACGGGGAGTAACGAACGCAGCACGTTGCTGCTTGGGGTGGAAGATGTACGGGTTCTCGTCGGGGTCTTTGACGTCTTCGAACGATGCCATTAGGTGTGGATTGTCTTTGACCCAGCCAAGTAAGCTGTGATCCACCCCGTTGTTGATACCCCACTCGATCCAGTCCATATGGTTGGTCTTCTTGATCTGCACCACAGTCATACGGTTACGTGCGTGTGGCGGTATCATGTCACCAACACCCTCGCTACCTTTGTTGGTCGTGGCAAAGACAATGCTGTCAGGGTGTAGTGAGTAACTACCAATTTTGCGTTCGAGTATGAGACGCAGCATGGCGTTCTTCACAGCGGGGTTCGCCTTGCCAATCTCGTCGAGCATCAGGATGATTGGCCCATCCAAGTGTAGGCCTAGCTCTTCATGTGGGATCATACGTACGCAACCATCTTTCTCGATGGACTGCATAGACGGGATCATAATGTCACCAAGGTCTTTGGTGGTCGCATCGAAGTATACCTTGCCGTGCGTGGGCAGGGTGCTTCCCAACATGTGGATCATAGACGACTTGCCGTTACCCATGTCACCTTGGGCTAGTACGGTACGTTTACTACCCACCGCTGCGATTAGATCGACGCACTGGTCGAGTGTGAGTGCGTACATTTGTTGCGCTTGATTAGTCATGGTTGTTCTCCTTACAGTGTTTCTTGTGCAACTTGGACTTCGTACCCAAGCTTCTTGATTAGTGCGATAGTCGGGGATGTGAGTGTTACTGTCCCTGCTATCATTGCAAACATTTTACCTGCCTCGCACACGGGGTACACGGCTTTGGTTCCATAGTTGTTTGTGACTGTGACAGTGATATTCATTATATATCCAGACTTGGTAGTGCTTTGATCGCAGCGTCTACTGCCGCTTTGGTCTCGACACGGAAGTAATCATCGTCACGTAGTCCTGCGGCGGTTACTCCAGACATCGCCTCTTCTATGCGGACTGCCATTGCTGACATCTGCGCAGAGTTATTCACGTTGCACACACGTAGCAGCTCGATCATGGCAGTAACGTTACCTACGAGTGTGTCTTTGAATACCTTCTTGTCGTCCTTACTGACATAGTCGAGCCGCTCGGACATGTTGGACAGTACCTTGTGTAAACGTGTCCACACATCATTCATCGCTGTGTCGAACTGCTTGGTGTAGAAGTTGGCGTACTGCTCTTTGACTTCGCGCAGTGCATCGTTGCTAATATCAATACGGAAGTCACCTGCATCGGGCAGGGGCATGTAGCTCATGCGGAATGCAAACTTATGCCAAAGGCTCTCGCAGGTGGGGTAGTCTTCAGCGCGGAACAAGTCTCCCAAACCCGCTAGCCTGAGTTGCACGTCCACCACTTCGTCGTTGTATGATTTGAGGAACTCGGCGAGGAGCAGGTTAAACTTGTTCTCCATGCCAGACATCGCCTGCGTGTAGTTGAAGTACTGTGCTGTGGGTAGCAGACGCAGACCGGAGTTCGACCACGGCATGGTCATGGCTGTGTGCATGTTCCGTGTGGCGGTGACGTGTGTCTGGATCGCGTTCAGTGTGTCGGAGTTCGCCAGTAGTTTCTTAGTGACGTTGGCCACACCCTTTTTCGCTTGGGCGTCTGCGGTGACTTTATCGGAGGCGCGCTTGTCCTTCTTGTAGCCGGCCCAGTTCGAGATGTTTAGCTCGACGAGCATCGCGGAGGATGACAGTGTTGGTGCTTCGGTTTGGGGTAGTGACTCACTACCTTGCGGGTGGGCGTTGATTGCTGTGAACATGTTCATAGTTCTTCTCCTGTGTGCTGCATGTAGCGGGGTTTGAGTTGTGTAACTTTTGCGAGTTCGGTTTTACTCATCGGTTTGTGGATGTATTCAATCGTGTCAAACTCCTGCCAAGCTTGACACACGACACAATCAGCATCGTGGTCAGGGCAGCGTTCGCCGTAGTAATTTTTAATGGCCTCTTCGATCATCTTCATACTCCTTACATCGAATACTTGTTGAGACCCTTGAGGTCGTCGAGATTGGTGACAAGCGTTGCGCCTTGCTTGTGCGCGATGGGAGCAATAGTCCAACCGGCGCGTTGCTGCGTGGCGTGGGTGTCACCACAGTCTAGGCAGAAGTTGTACCCTAGCTGCTTTCGGCGTGGGTCGAATGGTTGGTGGCATGATCTGCAATAGGTTTTGTTTGGCATCGTGTAGTCTCCTTGGTTGGGTAGTGAGTCACTACCAGTGATAACATTACGGAACATTACAGCGGGACGGATTGACGCCCCTCGCCACTCTGAGGAGAGCGACTATAACTAATGTATCATAGGAATAAGGGAATGTCAAGTTTTCTGAGTGTCTATAGTTGTCTATGGTTGTGTATGATTGTGTATGGTTGTGTATGGTGGTGTATAGGTAATGTACCACGGGTATGGTGGTGTATGGTTGTGTATGAGTGGTAGGTGGGGGGCTAAGTGATTGATAACGCAGTAATG